TGACTAGAATAGCTAGTATGGCTGCATTTATATTTAGGAGAAGCTAATGATTAAGAAGTTATGGTCTTGGTTAGTAACGATAATTAAAGAAACACTAAATCTTAGTTGGACTTTAGTTGGTTTAGTTATTGCAACACTTACACTAACTGGTTCTGCCCAGCAAATCACAGGTTTAGCGACTATAATAACTTTAGGTATATGGTTATTGACCATCGGTTTTAGAAAAGGAGATTAAATGGACTGCTGTGGTAGTGGTTGCTGTGGTGGTTCTTAATGTGCATATCATATATTGATGATAAGGGAACTCACATTAATATATGTAATTGCAAGTTTGGAGGTATAGGTGAAATTACAAGTTGTTAGAACACAGTTTGGTACTGATGCAACAAATGGTTTGTTGTTTATAGATGGTTTATTTGAGTGTTATACATTAGAGGACCAATACCAGGCAGTTAAAGTGCTTCACGAAAGCTGTGTGCCTGAAGGCACATACGATATAAAGTTTAGAACTGTTGGTGGATTCCACGAGAAATACAAGAAAAGATATAGTAATGACCATTATGGTATGTTGCATTTGCAAGATGTACCTAACTTTACCTATATACTTATACACGCAGGAAACACAGATGAACATACATCAGGTTGTTTAATTGTAGGAGAAACACAACAGGATTTAGACCTAAGTGATGATGGATTTATAGGTCATAGTGGCGTAGCATATCAAAAGCTATATAAAAAAGTAGCAAAAGAATTATTGTTAGGAAAGAGTGTAACAATAGAATACACAACAATAACTAAATTATTAGAGAAACCTTTAGAGGAATCCTCTAGTACAGACTTAGGTGTTGCTAAAAATGTTATGGAGAAATTGCAAGAGATTAATGGTAATGTTATACAGACACAGACAATGTTGAGAGGTAGGATAATTAGATAATGTTTAAGAGATATAAAAGAGCAAGAAACCAGGATGGTACATTCAAGAAGGATGTATGGTGGACACCTTGGTCTGATTCGTGGGAGTATAAAATGAGCGAAGATCTCAAAGATATGCTTGAAAGGACCTTTTGGACCTTTGTGGAGGCATTTCTCGGAGCGTTAGTCGTAGCACCATTAGCTGGAGTTGAAGCAGAAACACTACAACTTGCAGCATTAGCTGGTGGTGGAGCTGCATTAGCAGTAGTAAAAACTTACGCTAAAAAACAAATCACTAAATAGATTATGTCCTAATTCCTGTGTATAATTAGCACAACAGAAAGGGCTGAATATGACACAGGAACTAGGTAATAACTACTATAAGTCAGGTTGGCAACCCTCAATAGAGTTTGATGAATCAACAGGCAAAGGTGAGATAACCTATGTTGGTACAGATCCAAACTACAAAAATAAGTATGATGACATACTTAGAGGTTGGGGTTTTGACCCTAAATATTACGAAATAGAAGGCACAGTTCGTGCTAGTAGCTGGGAAGGACAGCTAAAAGGTGGTAGAACAACCACCTTTTTTGCATTTAAGGGGGTTGTAAAGCGTAAGAACCCTGCATTAGACCAATATTTTGACAAACTTGTTAAGGAGTACAGTAGAAAACCTAAGTTAAAAGACACAGATTTTGGTGGAGATACTGCTTTTATATGGACAATGGCTGATTGGCAGTTAGGTAAAGCTGATTATGGCGTTGAAAATACCCTTAAACGCTACGAGGAAGCTCTAATTAAGGGGGTAAATCAAGTTAAGGCACTACGCAAGACAGGTACAGAAATAGATGAGATATACCTATTAGGATTAGGCGACCTTACAGAAGGGTGCGATCAGTCGTTTTACAGCTCAATGCCCTTCAATATTGAGCTTTCGCTATCTCAACAATATCAACTAGCTAGGCGTATGATTATGAAAACTATTGATACATTTCTACCTCTTGCAGACAAACTAATTGTATGTGGTATTGGTGGTAATCACGGAGAGATGACAAGGTCTGGTAAAGGACAGGTACTTTCAGATAGATTAGATAACTCTGATATGATGCACTTTGAAGTAGTTAAAGAGATACTTGCACAGAACGATAGGTACAACAAAGTAAATGTCATACTACCTACTGACTATCATCATTTGCTAGACATTAAAGGTAAGGGTGTCGCGATAACCCACGGCAATTTAACAGGTGGTGGGTCAGGTCCAGAAGGTAAGATAATGAAGTGGTGGCAAGGACAGATGTTTGGTTGGTTGCCTAGTGGTGCTGCTGAAATTTTAATTACAGGACATTATCATCACCCAAGAGTATTAAAACAAGGTAAAAGAACTTGGTTTCAATGTCCAAGCATAGATGCAAGTAAAGACTTTACTGCACGAACAGGTATGTGGAATGATCCTGGTGTGTTATGTTTTACAGTTAATAAAGATGGTTGGGATAACTACAGGATAGTTTAATACTTGTTTAAATTAAATCTATAATCTACGCATTCTGAAGTGCAATACCACCAAAATTCTGATTGTAAACCTGCATCAAGATATGGTTTATCAGTATAAATCATAGTTTTTTTGGGATAATAATAAAAACATTCAGTACATAATTGTTGTTTTAAATATTTGATTCGCAATTTGCTTATAGTTTTGTCAAAATTTATTTTAAATTTATTATTTCCGTAATTGTTAGGGTGCATTTTATTTGGATTTGTTTCAACATAATCTTTAAAGTGATGATGGCTGTTACTTAATATTCTTTTATACACCACAATAACCTTCACATTCATCATCAAACAATGAACCTTGATATTTTTCTGATGGAACTTCATCAAAACTAGCATCTTTTAAAGGTATTCTTTCTTTATATAAATACAACTCACTATCTAATTTATTAACAAATTGGCTCTGTGATCCACTTTCTCTTAATTTATTATCAAAATTTACTGCGTACTCAAATTCTTTTGGGTTATTTTCTTTTAATCTTTTCCATTCGTTTTGACTATGGTATGGACATATTATACAAGCTGATCGTGGTGGTTGTGGCAAACCTAATTTACCAAAATATTCTAGGCATTGATGTCTTGATATATTATTTTCTACTAATGGATAGCAATTAACTTGCCATTTGTTAGGTGGGTACTTTGCTCTTTGGATCTCATCAGATGAAATGCCCATAACGATTTCAACTACCTTACCACGAAGGGTTTTGATGTCAAGAAGTTCTCTTATTTTTTCTGATATTGGTCTAATTTTATAACGATCAGTACAAGTTCTAAGTGTTATACCTTTCTTATCTGTTTGTTTGTTAACTGTATAGACAGGAATACTTGCAAAAAAACCAACTTTAGTAAGCAAATCTTCAGCTATGTTACCTGTGTTTTTTTCGTTTCTGACTATTTCTATGTTTATTTTGTCAGATACTTTTTCTTTTAAAAATTCAAACCAATCATATACCTCTTGTGGTTCGTTGCCTGTGTCTGCAAATATAGCATAATCAACAGGTGCTATCTCACCATTGTATATCTTCATAAGTAATGTACTAGATTGCACACCTGCACCTAAAGATAATATGCGTAGATCAGGTTTCTTATCTAATATTTTTTCATCTGCTAAACGCATTTCTTTTAGATACAATTAGACACAATCCTCAATCATATAAGCTATACAACCTACACATCTACCATCAAAATTTAATGTTGTTTGTGGTGGATCGCCACACTCTAGACAATTCATTCTTCCTCTTCTACTGTTGTAAGTACCTGCACATTAGGTAGTATCGCTAATAGTTGCAGTTGTCCATTAGATAACATAATGCTCTTGCCCATAAATAATGGCTGATCCTTGTCATCTTTTCTTTGTAATAGTTCAGCTATCAACATACCTGTTGTTGCTTTGCTTAACATTACATCTAATATTTTTACTTCAGGCATTCTTTCTCCTTTTGTTTCCTCTTTTATAGTACATCACCCAGTAGCGATAACTTTCTATATCAAGTGTGTATTTTGGCTTTTCCCTCATACAAAAATCCCACCTCTTTTGTAATTAATTTGTTATTGTCAAACTCTGTAGTTTGTGGCATAGATATTACAGACCATTGAAAGTCATAACCTTTACGCACTAAGTTGTGTATGTTCCAAGTCATAATTTTTTCATCATACTCTGTCAAATAAACAAACATCTTACCTGTTTCAACTGATTTAATTATATTACTTTCAAACTTCTTTTTTTCAATAACCCAACTCCTGTATCGTTTATCTCTTGACTTGACCTCTACAATATATCTTTCGTTCTCTGCATCATACGAACTGTACTTATCAATACATTCCACTAAATCTAGTCCAGGATATATTTCGTTTAACTTATCTATTATCTCTGTCTGTGTCATTAACCTATCTCCATTACATATCTACAACTTACACAAAATCCATCTTGATCTATGTCATTAGGCAAACCATACAAATCATATTCGCCTACATTACAGCTACGACAACGCACTCTTTAGCTTGTCAATCATAGCACTAGCATTACCCTTAGTTGCTTCGCCACTTGCAAGATACTTCTTAGCTTCAGCACCGAGTTCATCTTTACCTGCATCAATACATTGTTCAATCAAACTGTTAATAAAGTTTTTCTGTCCATCACTTATTGGATCCTCTTTCCACTTCCCATCAGGTATATCAGACATATCTTCCTCACTTTCTTTTTCTTTTACATTACCCATTGTTTCTATTATATTATTAACTACTTCAGTATTACTAGCTCTTTTCTCAAATTCGTTTTTAAATTTATCTACATAATCTTCTACGAGTTTTAGAAATTTATCTACATTATCGTTTGACCAATCCCCTACATTATCGCTAATAGACTTGTCCATTTTAAATCGTGTCATAGAGGTTTGATAACACTTCTTAGCAAAGTCCTTATCCTCGTTGCACATACTAAATACCATTTCTTTTAGTTGTGGCTCTGTCAAGCTAGAAGGGGATTTCGTAGTCTCTTGTGCTACTTCTTTTTTTTTAGGTTGATCTGTTTGCTTTTCTACATTTTTAGAATTAGTCATCATACCTGCACCTGCGTAATGTTCTTCTTCTGCAACACCACCTGTCCAAAGTTCTAGTCCTATACCAAATCGCATACAACATCTTTTAATTCCATCACTAACAGCAAGTTTTAATA